CGCAGGTTCATCGCGTGCTGGATTGCCGACAGTTCATCCTCGTTGTGGCGCTGCGGCCAGGCGATCACCGCTCCGGCGTCCATCTCCTTGCGGTGCTTGCGGTAGAACTCCGTCGCCTCGCCCCCGTCGCCATCGTTGCGGAAACTGTCGGCCCGAATCTGAGCGTACTTGTCCCAGAGTTTCTCGTTGGAGGGGAACGCATAGACCAGCTTGGTGCGCTCGCCTTGCCAGGCTGGATGCTTATCGCGGTCGAGAATCTGGTCGGCCATGTCGCCGGGACGGATCACCGTGCAAGGCATGATGCCGGAGATCTTCTGGCCTGGACCGGCCAGATTCAGGATCGCGCCGTTGAGCGTCTCCATCCTGGCGCGGACCTGCTGGTCGCTCCGCGCCGACTCGTCGGTCTGCGGGTCGTCGAGCACCACCAGCGACGGCCGCACCGCTCGGCCGTCGGCTCGCTTGAACTTCATGCCGCGAATGCGGCTCTCGATGCCCGCCACGCGGATGATCGCCCCAGACGCCTTGCTGCCTTCAATGGTCGGCAGCACGATCTCGTCGGCCGTCCAGACGATCCGCGTCGCCTTGCCGTTGCAGAGCTGGCCCTTGGCGCGGTTGTGGATGCGCTCCAAAGCATGGATCGGAAAGACCGCCTCGGGGTAATCGTCCAGCAGGTGATCGTTGGTCTCGAACTCGACCTTGATGCTTTCGAGCATGTTGCGGGCGTGCCCGGCGTCCGACCCGATCAGGCATACGAACTCCCGCGCCCCGGTGAGCATCGCCCAGATGCAGGCCGTCTCGGCCAGCGTCGTCTTGCCGCTGCCACGCGGCATGGCCATCGCAAACACTCCGCCACGCAACACGGCGATTTCGATCTTGGCGATCACCTTCAGGTGGTCATCCGACCACGGCAGACTGAAGGTCTGCGGGAAGTACATCTCGCAGAAGAATCGAAAGTCGGTCGCGGCCCGCGCCTTACGCTGCGGATCGACCACACCCGGAATTTCGCCGATGTCCCGACCGATGGCCGACAGTTCCGCGTTGCGGGCGCGTGCGGCCTCCTTCATCGCCTCGTAGTCGGCGGGCTCCTTCTCCGGCTCGGGGTTGTGCCGCGACCAGACCAGCCACGCGGCGTAGCGCAGCAGGTCGACGTGCTTCTCGTCGCCGATGCGGTAGCCCGCCCGGTTGCGGTGACGGCGCAGCTGCCGCTCGCTGAGCACCTCGCCCAGCGGCGTGGAGTTCAGCATCCGCGTCAGCATTGACGGCCGCAGTTGCCGAACGTCAATCGCCATGAGCCGCCTCCCGCGCCAGCCAGGCGGCGTAATGCACCAGGTTCACCGTGCCGTCGGCGTTGGTGGGCGCACCGGCCTTGATGTCGGCGCGGACCATCGCCTCGGTGATCCGCCGGTTCCCGGCGGCGGCGAGGATTTTCGCCGCCTGGGCAGGCGTCAGGGCCGTAATTCTGGGCGTTTCTGCGGTCATATCTCTAGCCCCGTGGCACGCTTACGGAAATCTGTAAGTTCTTTGCAGACAATGGGTTAATCGCCTTGATGCCCTGGCAAACGCATGGCTTAATGTGGGTGTTGAAACGAACGTAACACCAGCAACCACAAGGAGATAGGCCATGCGAAAGAACGAAAAGAACCACGACGAAACGACCACCACCCAGCGCGACTGGCACGACCTGAAGCCCGGCGACGTGATCTTCTTCGCCACCGGCTGGTACGAGGTCCTCGACGCCTACCCGGTCGCCAAGAACACGGTGGTGGTGAAGCTCGCCCTCGACGAGCACCGCTTCCAGACCTACCGCGTCCGCGTGAACGCGGGCAGCAAGGCAACCTGCCGCGCCTGAAACCACCAACCCAAACCAAGGAGCCAAGCCATGACCCCCGGAACCACGACCGAAAACACCCTCGCCCGGATCGCCAAGGAGCATATGCAGATCGAGACGCTCGAGACCCGCAAGCATGACGCCCTGGACTTCCACACCGTCGCGGTGTGGGAGGCCAAAAGCGCCCTGCAAGCCGCCTACGACGCCGGTCGCGCCGACGCCACCCCCGGAAGCACCGCGCTGGTCGACGCCCTGCGCGAGAACCTCTCGCCCGAGGCCGTCGCCGCCATCGCTTCCTGGCTGCAGCCCGCACGCACCAACGACGAGAACGTAGACCGCGAGGTCCGCTGGTTCACCGAACAACTGGCCCAGGCCCTCGGCGGTTGGGACCAGCAGAGCCGCCTCGCAGAAGAACTCGGTTTGTAAGACCCCCACATGGGCCTGGCCAGCCCGAACACGGCCGAAGGAGCAACGACCATGAAGAACAGCGACGTACAGATTGGCGCGACGTACCTGGTGAAGGTTGCCGACAACCTGGTCCCGGTGAAGCTCGTCCGCGAGCACCCCAGCGGCGGCTGGGAAGGCACCAGCGAAAAGACCGGCAAGACCATCCGCATCAAGAGCGCCCAACGCCTGCGGAAACGTCTGGGCGACGCGGCCAACGGGGCGGCCAAGGCCGACAAGCCGACCAAGGATGCCAAGGCGGAACCCGGACGCGACACGGGCGAACGTGGCGCGACCGGGGGCCAACCCAACGCCGACGCCGCCACGACCGCCAAGGCCATGAGCTTGATGGACGCCGCCGTCCACATCCTCTCGCTGGGCACCGGCGACCCGATGCGCTGCAAGGACATCGTGGACCTGGTGGTGAAGCGCCAGCTCTGGACGCCCGGCAAGGGCAAGACGCCCGCCAGCACGCTCTACGCTGCGATCCTGCGCGAGATCACCACCAAGGGCGACGCCTGCCGGTTCGTCAAAACCGAGCGCGGCAAGTTCGCCCTCAAGGACAGCCAGTACATCCGCGAGCAGGCCGCCAAGGCCGCCCGCCAGAAGTAAACGCAAGTTCATGCCTGCACCTCCACGACAGCCCCGGCCTCGGTCGGGGTTGTCTCAGTCCGGGCAGCCCCCGGAATCCTCTCCGCCTTCCGCCCCGTGAACTGCTCCCAGCGCTGCACGATCACGTCGCAGTAGGCCTGGTCGAGTTCCATCAGGAACGCCCGCCTGCCGGTCTGCTCGCAGCCGATCAGCGTCGAGCCGCTGCCGCCGAAGAGGTCCAGCACGTTCTGCCCCGGCAGCGACGAGTACTGGATCGACCGCACGGCAAGCTCGACGGGCTTCTCGGTCAAATGCACCATCGACTGCGGGTTGACCTTCTTCACGTGCCACAGGTCGGTCGCGTTGTTCGGCCCGTAGTAGTTGTGGCCCGCGCCTTCCTTCCAGCCGTAGAAGCAGATCTCGAACGCGCCCATGAAATCCTTGCGCGTCAACACCGGGTGCTGCTTGTCCCAGACGATGCCCTGGCTGAAGTACAGCCCCGAGGCAGCGAGCGGTGCGGGGTAGTTGCCGAGGTTGGCGTACCCGCCCCAAATGTAGAACGAGCCGCCCGGCTTGAGCACGCGCGAGGCGTTGCCGAACCACGCCAGCAGCATCTGGTCGAACGCTTCCTCGGTGACGAAGTCGTTCTCCAGCGGACGGTCCTTGGCACGCATCTTCTTGCGGGCCTTCTTCGGATCGCTGACGCCGCGCGCCTGGTCGAAGCCCTGGTGGTGGAGCTGCGCCTTCTTGTTGCTGAACGAACTGAGACCGGCGGCGATGGCCGTGTTGCTGCGCGGCTCGACCTTGACGTTGTACGGCGGGTCCATCGAAACCAGGTCGATCCCGTTACCGTCGAGCAGCTGGTCGAGGTCCTCGACGCTGCCGCTGTCGCCGCACATGAGGCGGTGGTCGCCCATCACCCAGATGTCGCCGCGCTGCGTAATCGGATCATCCGGCGGTTCGGGCACCGAGTCCGGGTCGGTCAGGCCCTCGGCCACGTCGCCGTCGAGCAGGTGCGCCAGTTCATCCTCGTCGAAACCCAACAGGCTCAGGTCATACTCGGCCTGCTGCAGATCCTTGAGCTCGATGGGCAGCAACTCGAAGTCCCATTCGGCCAGCGTCGCGGTCTGGTTGTCGGCGATGCGATACGCCTTGACCTTCTCCGGCGGCAGGTCGGTCGCCACGTGGACCGGCACCTTGGCCAGGTCCAGCTTCTTCGCCGCCTTCCAGCGGGTGTGTCCGACGATGATGACGCCGTCGGCATCCACCACGATCGGTTGGCGGAACCCGAACTCCTTCAGGCTCGCCGCCACGGCATCAACCGCGTCGTCGTTGACTCGCGGGTTGCCCGGGTATGGCTTGATGGCCTCAATGGGCCGCAATTCAACATCGAACGTCCTGGTCGTCATGGATGCACCTCCGTGTGCGTTGAAGAAGTGTCTGCCCAGCGAGTCACTTCACGGCACAAGCCGATGAATTCCTCGCTCGTCATGGAGCCTTTGGCACGATTCACGTCCTTGTGTAGAACCTGCGTGTTCTCGATGGTGTGTTCGCCGCCAAGGCGGATGGGCACGATGTGGTCGATAGCGGCCGTTTGCGGCGTGAGCGCTCGTCCAGTTAGGGCACAACGGTAGTGTTGATGCTCCAGAAGACGCAGCACATTGTCTGTAGACACCGGTCCCGTCGGCCTGGCGGCAATCACCACTGCCGCTTCCCCTTGGGGATATAGCGGCTCCCAGCCGTCACGCGCCGAGTGGCCCATAGATGCCAGTCGCTCCTGCGAGCGTGGTTCGCTTTCGTGGCGGCAATGCCGGACGCCAGGCGGGCGAATACCCTCCATGTCGGCCTGGCCGTCACTCGTGAATTGCCTTTGGCTGGCGGACGACTGAGGCGGATTCTCCAGCCTTGCACCATGCTGTGCGCCGCACGCGACCACGGGTTGCCAAGAATCCGCGCGTTGTGCCTGTCGGTGCAAAGGCGACTGATCAAACCGCTCGCAGATCGCCGCCACTCCACTTTCATTGCTGCTTCCATGCATTTGGGCCTCCTGTGCCCGGAAAAAACCGGACAGCGCAAACAAACTTTGCTATTCCTCGTGACTGTTCCCGCGGCCATCTTCCGAGGCGCTGGCCGGGAAGGAACCATGCCTCGTTGAGAAAACCTCACGAGAAAGCCGCATCCCCCTCGCGTACACACGCGCGGGCGTCCAATACGCGGGTGCGCGGGGGGTCGTGCGGTACATGATGAAATCTCTCTCTTCTCTCTCTTTTCCCTTGTATTCCAGCACTTTCCCGCGTCGAGAAAACCCCACGAGGCCATGCGGTTTTCTTGTGGTTATTGCGGTTATCTCCACGACCACACCCGCGCCGGAGCTGTCGCGTGAGGTTTTCTGTGAGGTTTTCTCGCGGTTTTCTTTGCTCATAGCAGGCGGTATCCCGACTTGGGTTTGGTGGTTGCTTTCTCGGTGTCGAAGATGGCGATCTGCCGCGCCTCCAGTTCCAGCACGATGTCCTTGAAGTCGCTGGGTCGCTGCTTGAGCCGCCGCCGCAGTTCCCACGCGGGCATGAGGGCTTCGGGACCGTTCTTCTCTCGCCACTGCCGGAGGATTTCGATGGTGCGCTTGATGAGCGCGTCGAACTCGCCCTCGGCCACGTGCTGACTGGCCATGAAGAGCATGCGCTTCGTCTGGTGCATGACGAACTCGGATGCCCACTGCACGGCGGCCAGGCCGATACGCGGCGACTGGTGGTTCTCGCTGATGGCGTAGATCAGCGCAAGCTTGCGGACCTGTTCGCTCACGCGACCCCAGACGGTCGTGCCGACCGGATCGCTCCTGGCCTCGGCCTTGGCGTACTCGCTGTCGGCCTGCTTCCGGCAGTCGATGAGCAGTTGCCGCCCCTCGTCGCTGTGCTCGACGACCGTGGGCACCGGATGGAACTCTTCCAGGTTCCCCGTGCCAGGGCGGAAATCCGCCCACCACTTGGCCGTCGCCAGCACTCTTGGCGGCGGCGGATCGAGACTCGGTTCTTGACCTTCCGGACGCGGCCCGGATTCCAGGATGATCATGCGGGCGAAAAAGCCGTTGGTGAGCATCCGCTCGCTGAGGGCCTGGTAGTAGTGGTTCGGAATGGCCGTGCCGTAGATCACCAGGCATGGCTGGTCGATGACGCCCGGCGATTCCTTGCCCGCCTTGCGGCGCATGGGAAAGACGCTGTTGGCCGACGAGTACATCGTCAGCAGCGTACTCATGATGGCTTCGTGCCGGGCGTCCTTCGACTTGTTGATCGACTGGAGCATGCCGTCGATCTCGTCGGTCTGGAACAACATGCCCGGAGTCTGGAAGAGCGCATCCTGCAACCCTTCGCCGCTGGCAAAGGACAGCCCCAGGCAGTCGCCCATGCCGATGGCGTGGATGATGTCGTTGTTGACCTTGCGGGAATGGTCCTTGCCCGCGCCGGAATGGGCCAGCCCCAGCAGGTACAGGTTCGTTCGGTTATCGCCGCTGTCGCGCACCTTGCGCCCGGCCAGAAACGCCTGAAGCGCCAGCGCCCCGGCGAACGCCATGACCGGATTGGGGTACGGCGCGATGGCCAGCGTGTGATCCATCACCTCGCTGACAAAGCCCGGCACTCGCAGCATCTCTGGCGGCATCGGCCCTGGGTCGGGAATCTCTGGTGCACGGGCCGATTGTTCGTCGCACAATGCCATTGTCTGGCCACATCCCCGGGTGTCCGTCGAACAATCGCCATGTGCGTCGGACAGGCCCGCGAACGCGGAGAGGTCTACACCATGGGCACTCTCTGGCAGGCCATCGCCGCCAAAGCCCAACAGGCTCAGAGATCGAGCGGCATGTGCCCAATTGCCGTTGTGCTCAAGCAGACAGTAGACGGCGAAGGGCGTGTAGCCGCGTTGATCCTCAAAGGGCTGCGCGTTGGTGCTGAAGACGAACAGGATCGGCACCCCGTCGCACACCTTCAACGTGGCGGATGTGCCGCAGTCTTTGCCCGGACGCCGCCAGTATTCGTTCTCTCCCGGCTTCTCCAACGACCAGCCGTGCCGATCAAGCACAGCACGCACGTCTCCGCGCCTGTTGAACTCATCACCAGGCCTGTCGCCATTGTGCGACGCACATCCGGGGTGTTCGACCGATGACGCCGCTCTCGGGCCGACAACGACGCTGCGCGTCGGGCCATTGATGACCGGCGGCAGATATTCGTTCAGTCCGCACGCTGTCTGGAGCAGAAGGTCCCTCTCGGCCTCGGTGAGGACCGGTGGGCTGCACAGGTCGCCCTGGATCACCGCATACCCGTCTGTCGGCGTGCACAGGAACAGACCGCCCTCACCACGGGTCTCGATCAGAGTGATGATGACGAATGGCGAACCGTCAGGATCACGACGGACCTGGTACTCCTTGCCGCCGACCCGCACCATCTCCTGATTCTTGTTCAGGTAGACGGCTTCTGCATCAACGGGCTGCTTGCGCTGGGCGAGCTTCATGCTGCCGCACACCGTTCCGGCGCAGCGGTAGAAGACGTGGTATCCGCCGGACTGAGTGCGCTCGACAACCATCCGGTCGCGTAGATCGGCGGGGATGAGGTTGCGCCAGGCGGCGAACAACTCACCGCCGCCATCGAAGTCGATGATCTCCGCCTGACCCGACGCCTGTCCGCAGAGAATGCAGACCGCGTCCGGCCCGTTGGCGAACCAGGCGGACAACTCGGCCTCGGTGGGCAGCCGCTTGCGATACCGCTTCCACTGGCCCACCGCCGGGCGCTTCTCCGCCCGTCGCGCAGGCAGTACGCAGAGACCAGCAGCCAGGTAGTCCATCGCGGCGCTATGCAATGTGCTCTGCTCGATCATCAAAAGGGAATCTCCTCATCTGGCGGCCCCACGTATTCCGGCAGATCCCCGTCGTCGTATTCGTCGCCGCCATCCAGGAGCGGCGGGATCGGGCCGAGTTGGTGCTTGGTGATGCGGTCGTATTTCTCGCCGGTCACCGACCGCACGGTAATCGCCAACGTCGGAGCAATGCCGCCCGCCTCGCAGATGTCCACCGCCTGCTGGGACGACTGCGGGAACGGCTCGTGCGAACGTGCTTTCCACCAGGTCTCGGCCTTGGCACGCGCATAGCCGGTGTGCTCGAAGCAAATCCACTCGCTGCGGTAGTCATTGAAGCCCACGCAGTAGTCCACGCGCATGCTGCGCGGGTGGTCTTCCGGTGCATCACGTTTCACATGGACGCTGTAGGTAACGTCCTGCACCTCGTACTCGGTCTCGGCGACCTCGCCGGAAAGGATTCCTGCCGTGGACGCCTCTTGATCGTGTTGCTCGCGCTTGGGCGGCGGGAATTCGTAGCCGCATTCCGGGCAGAGGCTGTAGGCCGCATGGATCACCGCCTGACACTGCGGGCATTCCTTGGCGGGGGCTTCACCCGTGCCTGTAGCTCGTTCCTTGATCTCCAGGGCGTCGACCGGGCCGTGCCGCAGAATGTTGCCGCCGAAGTCCAGAACGAGGCAGTTGTCCTTCGTCGGGTCCAGCCGGAAACCCCGACCGACCATCTGGTAATAGAGTCCCGGCGAGTTCGTCGGCCGCAACAGCGCCACGCAGTCGATGTTGGGCGCGTCGAAGCCAGTCGTCAGCACGTTGACGTTGACGAGGTATTTGAGCGTTCCTTCCTTGAATCGCTTGAGCGTCTCGGCCCGTTCGAACGGCAACGTGTCGCCACAGACGAACCCGCACTCGTGGCCCATCTCGCTAACCACACGCTGCACGTGCAGGGCGTGCTGCACACCGGCGGCGAAGATCAGCACCGAGTGCCTGTCGGTGGTCTGGTCCACGATCTCCCGGCAGGCGGATCGCACCAGCGAATCGTCATCCATCAACGCCTCGACCTCGCCCGCGATGAACTCACCGCCCCGGATGTGCAGGCCGGATGTGTCCACCTTGCGCCGACCGGCCTTGGTCTTCAGCGGGCAAAGGTAGCCCTGCACGATCAACTCGCGCACGCCGACCTCGAAGCAGACGTGGTTGAGCAGGTTTTCCGGGCCACAGATCATCCCCGTGGTCATCCGGTACGGTGTGGCCGTCAGCCCCACCAGACGCATGTTGGGATTCACGATGCGCGCCTCGGAGAGGAACGTGCGGTACATGCCCTCGCCGTCCGGCGGCAGCATGTGCGCCTCGTCGATCAGGATCAGATCGAACCGATCCAGTTCGGCGGCGCGGCGGTACACGCTCTGAATCCCGGCCACGATGATCGGGTGTTCGGTGTCGCGGCTCTTGAGGCCCGCCGAGTAGACCCCGATGCGGTTCCACAGGTCCGGGGCCATCGCATGCAGCTTGTCGGCGGCCTGCTCCAGCAATTCCTTGACGTGCGCGAGGATCAAGACACGCCCGTTCCACTGCTGCACGGCGTCGCGGCAGATCGTCGCCATGACCGGTGTCTTGCCCCCGGCCGTCGGGATGACCACGCAGGGGTGATCGTCCCGACGGCGCAGGTGGTCGTAGACGGCGGCGACCGCCTCGGTCTGGTACGGCCGAAGCTGCATCACCATGTGATCACCGCCGTCAGTGTTGCCGCCGCCAGCCAGTAGACGACCTTGCGCCAGTCGCCGGTGGGCATGTAGGCCGCTGCGGCGCAGACGTCGAGGATGATCAGCAGCGTGGGAAAGAGCTTCTGCATGTTTTAGTTCAGTTCCGGATTGAAGGAGTGCATTTCGCCGCCGCAGACCGGACACCGCCGCAGGGGCAGATCCACGACATCCACCAGCAGCCGGCCTTCGGGCACCACCTCGCGCCGACGCGTGATCAGTAGGTCGATCTGGCTGTCGTCCTCGTAGACGCCCGCGTGTTCGAGTGCGTCGAGCACGGGCTTTTGCAGGTTGTCCAAGTCGCGCCGTCGCCGATCGGGCGGGAAGGCGTCCATCGCCAGCGCGATGCGCCCACCCGAGGGCGGCTTGCGGGGGCCGTTGCCGCCGCCCCGGGCCAGGAGGGCGCAGACATTCGTGCGGAACGTCCGGCCCTCCCGGCTGATCAAGGTGCGCGGCCCGACCCGACGCCAGTAATGGTTTACGCTGGGTGGGTACGGAAGCGTCATCACCACGGCGACCTCCTTATCGCTTCCACGGCGGGGTGTTGCTGGTCACCGGGGCCTGCTGCGGCTGGCCAGTGCTGGCGGCTTTGGGTTCGTACCCCTTGATCTCGTTGGTGAGCTCGCCGGTGTCCTCGCGCTTCTTGAGCTTGACGGTGATCACCAGCGGCAGGTTGTGCAGCTCGACGCTGTCGCGCGGCTGCATGACACCCACGGCGTGGCAGATGGCCGAGAGCTCGGACCTGGCGATCTTCACCGCCGTGGCGTTGGGGTTGTTGAGGTTCAGCCTTGCCCAGAGGACGCGGTTCTTGAACTCGCCCTCGATGATCGTGAACGTCATCTGCAGGTAGCTGCCGCTGCCGTTCTTCGTGGGCTTCATCTCGCTTTCGGTGATCGCGGCCTGGTACTTGCCCGCCGGGATCGGCTCGAAACTGCTGGTCGGTTCGACTTCGGTCGCGTTGAATCCGTTCAGGTTCGCCATGTTCAGTTCTCCTTGCTGTTGTCAGAGTTCGAGTCAGCGCCGACCAGACGCAGGTGCGGCTTGGCGGCGATTCCGGGGGGTTGCGGTTGCTGGGTGAGGGCCTGCATCAGGGCGGGCCACGAGAGGGGAAGCTCGGCCGGCAGGCCGTAGCGGTTCTTGGCCACGCACGCGGGGCTGCCGACGGTACGGAGGATGCGTTCGCCCCCATCCTTGCCCAGGCCGGCGGCGATGGTCCGCTCGCGGCCAAAGCCGCCGTCCTCGGTCTTGGTGATGATCTTCCGCGTGGCAAACAGCACCGCGTCGGACCACTCGGTCAGCAGCGCTGTCACGTGCTTGTGCAGGCGCGGGGAATAGCGGTCGTAGGCGGCGTGCTCCGGGTCCTCGAACTTCTCGACCTTCGCGTGGGCCAGGAGGATCACGCACATGCAGCGCTGGTTGCGAAGCGTGCTGAGGTCCGCCAGCAAACGACGCCAGTGGGTCAGGGCGTGGATGTAGCCGCGGGCATAGCCGCCATCGACCTTCTCGATGCTGCTTGCGCCATACTGCTCACAGAGCGCATCCCACACCAGGCGCTCCAGCCAGTCGGCCGAATCGATGACGACCGTCTCGAAGTCGTGCTGCTCAGTGATCAGCGCCCGCAGCGCCGCTTCCACATCGGTAAGACTCTTGGCCAGCGGGAAGCTGCAGCAGTCGATCTGGTCCAGACCGTCTTCGGTGGGAATGAAGATCGGGTTGGGTGCCTGGGCGGCAGTGGTCGATTTGCCGATGCCCTCGGTTCCGTAGATCAGCAGACGCGGCGGGGAGTGCCTGCGCCCACGATGAATCTGCTCGATCATGGTCATGCGTGTTCCTCCGTGGCTTAGTTGAGGTACTGGGGCGGAAGCCAGGTCATGGCTCGGCGGCCAGAGACGGTGCAGGCGCGGCACGGGCCGTTACGGACCAGCTTGTCGGCCCGCAGTTCGGGCAGGCGCTTGTGGGCCTTGATGCCGATTCGGGCCTCGATCTCGCGGGCTGTCAGGCCTGGCTGGCGTTTCACAACCGCCAGGCACAGATCGCGGTGGCGCTTGGCGCAGCCGCAAGTCTGCGCATGCCGCCCGGCCAGCGCCGAGGTCGGCGGATCGCATTTGCGATAGTTGCGGATCATGTCAATGCTCCTGATTGAAGGTTCGTGGGTCGCACATCTCGTCACGCTGGCCAGCGTGTGAAAACCAATGGCAGGTGCGGGAGTCGAACCCGCGTCCCGGGACTTATGAGGCCTCGGGCAAACCCGGTCCTGCCGGAAGCGCCCGAGGGGTGGCCGCCGCTTGATGGGACTCGCCACAAGCCGCTCGGGCGCGAAGACATGCTCATGCCACGTCCAGCACGCGAATCTCCTCGTAGCCCGTGGGCCACTGATCCTCCTGGCGGCAGACCAGCAACCGGCGGATCGCGGCCTCGTTCTCGCGCTGCGCGATGGCCAGCGTGTCATCGCTGACCCGCCATATCCCGCAGCGGAACGGTTCCTTCTTCTCGACGGCAATCAGGTGAACCGGGACCATCTGGCCGCCGATCACCTGGGCCAGGACGGCCCGGTAGAACGCCATCTGCCGGTGATATCCGTAGCGCCGAGCGTCGGCCTCGAACCACGTGAGGTCATCACAGGTCTTGAAGTCGACGATGCCCCGGTGCGGATGCACCCAGTCGATGCGAATCTGACACGGCGTGCCGCAGTACTCGGCCCGCACCACACCCTCGGATCGGCCATAGAGCAGCAGGTCCACAGCCTGATTGTTCATGGCCACCCCGGCGGCCATCTGCTCCACGAGCTCGACTTGTTCGTGAGAGAGCACCGGCTTGCCTTGAGCTTCGGCCCACTCGGCAAACGCCTTCGTGCCAGCGCCGAACGGCTTGCCGGTCTTGGGATTCACCGGCCCGCCCAGGGCGAACGCTGTCTCATACGCCTCGCGGCCTTCGAGAATGCGGACGTGGGCGGCACGGCCGATCAAATAGCTGGCCGAGTCGCTGTCCTCGACCAGCCCGATGCTCTTCTTGCGGTGCAGCCAGGGGCACTTGATGAAGTCCAGCAGTTGGTGACTGCTGAGGAAGCGGTCCGCCTTGGCGTGGTATTCACCGGCGGGTTCGACTTCCAGGATGCTCAGGTCGATGTTCACGTCCATGTGTTCGCTCACGTTGGTGTCTCCAGTCTTCTCCGGACCAGCTCGCCCCTGGCCGCCTTCTGTTACTTACCCGGCGCAGGGGCGAACTGGCGGAGAACGCGATTACCGCAGGTAGTCGTCCATGCCCTTGCCCGCGAAAATCTCACGCAGTTGCGTCAGGTGTTTCTCGCGGAAGGTGCGACGCGGGATACCCAGCTCGCGGGCGACCTGGGAGACGGATTTGGTCTGCAACATCTCGGCGACCTGCCGCAATTCGGGCGTCAGACCATCGAGCACCGATTCCATGTCGAGCTGGAGATGGGCACGCTCCTCGGCGGGGCGCGCACACTTGCCCGTGCGGATGTCCTGATCGTCCTGGCTGATGGTGGTCAGACGCTGCACCGGCTCGACTTCGCCGGCATCGATCTCCTCGTTGAGCGAGCAGACCTCGCGCCGATGGTCACGCATCTCCGCCTGACGGTCGCGGAGCAGGTTGGAGATCTTCCGCTCGACCAGGCGGGCGACGAACGTGTTGTAGGTCGCCTTGGCCGGATCGAACTGGGGCAAGCGTTCCAGCAGGTCCACGATCAGGTCCTGCTTGATGTCATCCACGTCGTCCTGCGTGTAGCCCGCCTTGCCGACGAGTTGCCACGCCTTGTGATGGACGAGTTCGAGTGCGTAATCGGTCAGTTCACAACGCTTCGCATTGGTTTCCATTTGAGCCTTCCGTTGGCCGGGAGGCGTCGCGTGGGTGCCAGTCGAAGCGGCGACCACATGCAGTGGAGGCGTTGCAGGATTGCCGCTTCTGCGGCACCCACAACGCCTCCACTTCGTGGCCGGTTAGTTGTCAGGTACTTGGATTCGTTTCAGTCACACGTGCTGCTGGGGAGCCCAACCCCGTCGTCTCAGGCGCACACCTCCTCGACGGTCATCCGGAACGGCAGACCGCGCTGAATCTCGATGCAGGGGATCACGCCGTCGCCCAGCGCCTCCAGCTGGGCGAACAGCTCGCGGACCTGGACCTTGAGCGCGAAGTCAGCCTTGGCCGACTCCGGTCGCGGCCCGTTCTCGGCGCTGAACTTGATCTCGCGGAAGATGCGCGGCAGCGGGTCCATCACCGGCTCGCCACGGCGCACCGGCAGCCCCTCGATGCGGCCGTAGTTGATCCGCTGCATCTCGGTGAGGAGCTTCTGCTGGGACGGGGACAGAGACGACTTCCGATCAGCCATAACTCGTTCTCCTTTCAGGAGGTAACGGGTTCCTGGCGCTCGGCGTGGTCTCTACATGAGGCCATGAAAAACGCCGGATGCGCCTTCATGGCTGAAGGGGCGGCATCCGGCGTCGCAAAGGCTACCTTTGGAGTAGCCTCCAGTTTTCTTCAGATTTTTCTGCTCAGTCGTTCTTCACCGGTCGGGTCTCCCACGCAAGACCGTCTTCGGGCACATAGCGCGACGTGTTCCCAAATAGGATGGCCTTCTCCAGGTGTGCGGCCAGGGCAGGATCGGTCTCCTTGATCTGCTTCACGATCACCTGCTTGACGTTCTTCCTGAAGCTGTCACGAATGTTCTTCCTCTTGTCCTTCGCCTGCTTCAATTTGCCCCCAATGCCGAGCGCCTCCTTGATCTTGGC